ATGGGTTGATCCTCTCAGGGAATGTGGCGGCAAATCGCGGCGGGCTGCCGCGAGAAGGTTCCGAACTGCTCGGTTGCGATCGAGAGCCAGACGTGCGAGATCTCGTGCCCGGCCGGGCACGCGGGGCCGCTCGGGCCGGCGGGGCCAGTAGCGCCGGGCGATCCCGTCGCACCGGGCGCGCCAGTCGCCCCGACCGGGCCGCGGCACCCGCCGTTCGCGGCGCAATACTCAGCGACCGCCGAGGCAATCTGCGCCGCCGAGGCGGGCGCGCCGGCCGGGCCGACGGGGCCGGGTTCGCCGTCGTCACCGGGAACACCCTGCACGCCGGGCGGGCCTTGCGCGCCGGAGGGGGAGGCAACGTCGCCGGGGGAGACGACCGGCCGCTCGCCGAGCGCGCGAAGCTGCTCGTAGAGCGCCGTGGTCTCAGCCCTCGAGGCGGCGAGATCGTCGAGCGCCCCGCCGAGTTCTTCGCGAAGCGCGGTGTTCGCGAATGTGAGGTAGCCGCCGAAGCCGAGCGTCGCGAGGATGAGCACGGCGAAGATCGCGCGGGCGATCCATCCCCAGAGCTTCGCGCCTCGAGCGGCACGGTCTGCGCTCGCCTCGTGCCGTACGGTTGCGCGGTCGGTCATGGTATCCCCAATCCTTGACGGATGAGCGAGCCGAAGATCGAGAAGAGCACCGAGACGCCGGCGAGCCCGATCGCGACCCATACTTGCGCGGCTGCTTTGCGCCGCTCTTCTTGCGTCTGGCGAAGCTCGGCGACGGCTTTCTCGCGCGCGGTGCGCTCGTTGGCGAGATCCGCCTCGATCTCTCGAGTGCGCTCGACGTGCAGCGCGAAGACCTCGGCGGAGACGTACCCTTTCGCGAAGTCATCGAGTCGGGTATTGATGCTCTGGATCGCTCGCAAGAGTTCCCAACCGCCCGGCTCTCTGCCCGACTCGCTCATTCGCCACTCTCCAATCGGTCGAGCCGCGCCGCGAGGTTGCGGATCGCCGCCTGCTGCGCGACGACGAGCATCGAGTATTCGATGCCTTCGGGCTTGCCCTTCTCATCGTAGAGGACGAAATGACCGAGCCCGGCCTCGTCGAGCTCTTCCGCGATGAAGCCGACCTCGAGGCCGGGCGGCGGGCCGACGCGCTCTTCCTCGGGCGTCTCTTCGTAGCGGCGCACCGCCTCGCGGTATCGGAAGGTCTTCGGTTCGATCCCGAGGATCGCGTCGACGTCGAAGTCGGCCGACTCGACATCGACCTTCCGCTCGCGGGTCGAGGGCGCGTACCCGAAGAGCCCCGAGACGTGCATCCACATCGTGCGACGCTCACCTGAGAGCGCGCTCAAGTCGGTGCCGAAGGTCGCCGGACTCGTAATCGTGCCGCCGAAGGTCACGTCGGCCGCAAAGGCGTTCGCGATGCGAGTAAGGATCTGACTCGTGATCTGCGGGTTCGTCCATCGGCTCGCGGCCCATGCGTCGAGCTGCGCCTGAATATCGGTGATGAGCGATTGCAGCTTCGCGACCGTGCTATTCAGCGCCTCGCCGCTCGGCGCCTCGAGCTTACGGAGCCGCTCGGCGAAGTCGTCGAGCATGTCGACGAGTTGCCCGAGGTCGGTTGGAATGGCACCTTGCCGCGAGTTACGCATCGAGCACCACGCATCCGACCTTGACGTCGAGCCCCGCCTCGTCGCCGGAGATCGACGTGATGCGAATCGGGATCGAGCTACGGAGGTAGGGGTGGCCGGGATCGGGGTCGATCGAGGCCGTGTCGCCGGGCCGGTACTGCCCGAGGGCGAGGCCCGCGTCGGCGCGCACGGTGAAGGACACGTCGCGGGTCAGCGTCGCGCCGTACCCGATGAGCTCGGCGGCGTAGTCGTCGAGGGTCTGCTGAATGCTCACGTCGGAGTGCGACGTGTCGACGATGTCGATAGGCGGGTATCCCGAGAGGGCGATGAGGGCGGGGTTGAGCGCCCTCGAGACGAGGGCCGCGCCGGAGGATCGGCCGGCGCTCATCCATGCCGCCGAGCCGAGATCGTCGCCAGAGTCTACGACCTTGAGTTTGCTCAGCGGAGTAAGCTCGCTCAGCGACCACGCGCCGACGTAGCTCCCGATCCGAGGCGAGGCGACGGTGGAGTGCCGGAGTACGTACTCGAGGTTGAGGCCGTTCGGCGCGCGCCGCGCGTCGAAGGCGAAGTCGGGGCCGTTCTCGACGCCCGTTAAGTCGGTGAGTGCGGAGCCGATCGACTTGAAGCTCGGGAATAGGTAGTTGCGCTCGGCGAGCCCGACCTCGTCGGGCGGGAGGACGAAGGCGGTCGGCGCGCCGGGCCATGCGAGCCGCTGCTCGATGAGCTTCTTGCCGATCGTGCCGAGCGTCCATCCGGCGAGGTTGGTATCGAGCGCGGGGTTGGAGATCGGGAAGCCCTCGGCGTCGAGAGTCGTGAGCGGCGCGGTCAGCGCTGCAGCGGGGGCGATGATGGTCTTGCCGAAGTAGCTCGACCACACTCCGCCGGCGGTGAGCTCGAGGGTCTGATTATCCTCATCCCATTCGCGCTCGTCGATGATCCCCCACGCGAGAATGTTGTCGGCATCGTTGCGCGCGAGAAGTACGGTCTTCTTCGGCTCGGTCGACGAGGGGAGGTCGAGGGCGCGCACGTCATCGTCGTGGGCGTCGACCTTGCACGAGAGCGAGTCGCCGCGATTGAGTTGCGCGCCCCAGTCGGCGCCGGTCATGATCGGGAGATCGAGGATCGGCCCGCCGTCGACGAAGTTCGCGAGCGCGTAGGAGACGCCGGCCATGGTCTAGCCCGCGAGAATGAGGATCGAGGGGTTGCGGATCGAGCCCGAGGCGACCGCGGAACGTCGGCCGAGGGTGATCGTCGTGACGCCGGGGTTTAGCGTGATGACGAGTCGCGAGGTCGCGGTCGATACGGACGCGATGCCAAGGTCGTTCGCGTCGACGAGGGGCGTGTGACTCGTCGCCCCGCTGAGGATGCATCCGATCTGCATGTTCTGAGTCGACGAGTACGCGGCCGCGGAGATGATTACCTTCGTCGGCTTGTCGACCTCGATCGTCGTCGCGAGACTCGCGTCGCCGCCAAGGGCCACAAAGGGGCCGCCGGCCGCGATGCTGGCCGTGGTGCCGACCTTCTCGACGTACCCGAGCACGCCGCCCGCGGCTACTGGCGTAGCCCACGCGGTGCCGTTCCACATGTACTCTGCCCCGCCGTCGATAACGAAGGCGCGCTGCCCCGGTGTCGCGGTCGTCCATGCGTTGAGTCCGGTCTTCGTGCGGAAGGCGACGATGCCCCCGCGCGCGGCGGTCATCTGGTAAGTGTTGACGAGCGTATTCGTTCCGCCGTTCGCGGCGGTCGTGCCGGCGTAGATCCGTAGCGTCGCAAGCTCGAGCGCGCCGGTCGGGATCGTCGGCTTCGCGGGCGACGCCCCGGCCGTGCCCTTCGCTACGCCGAAGACGGGGTCGGGGTTCGGATCGCCGGTCGTATCGTCGTTGTGCTTCACGTAGATCACGTCGATGCGCGAGTTCGACGCGGGCGCGGTGTCGATCGGCACGTTGACCGCGCCGTCGTTCCCGAAGATCGCGACGCCGTCGGCGCGCCCCTTGGAGGTGACAAACTCGGCCGCGGCTACGCGAACGTTCATGCTCGCGAGCGCGCTCACGATCGACGGGTCGGCGCTGCCGAGGACGCCGGTTCGTGGCGAGCCGTCGGCGTTGTTGACGACGAGACCCATCAGCATAATACGGGCGTCTGCGGGCGAGGTTGCCGCGTTTCGGATGAAGGACTTTCGGAGTGTCATGATCCCATTCTCTCTCAGAGGGTGGCGGGCTTCGCGTAGATAGAGATCGTCGGCGAGCCGGTGAAGCCGCCGAGGGCGGTTATCTGGTAACGGCGAGTAGCCCCCGCCGGCACGCTGAACCAATCCCGCGACGAGAGGAAGGCGCTCACGTCGCCCGACCCGAGGGTCGCGCGCTTCGTCCTCGAGTCGAGCACGACGACGTCGCCGTCGTTCGTCGGCCGTTCGAAGGTGAGTTCGGCGCCGGTCTCGATCTCGGTCACGCGGAAACCTGCCGCGAATGCGCCCGCGCCGCCGACCTCGATCCGAGGGAACGTCGTCGCGCTGCCGCCGTTCGTGAAGGACACGCGACCGTCGCGGCCGGGCGTGCCCCAGTCGAAGAAGAGACCGCTAGGCGCGGTGCCGAGATCCCAGAATAGCCCAGTGCCCGCGCTCGGCATCCCCTCGCTTTCGGAGTACGTGGGGCCGTAGCGTCGGGGGTCGGGGGCGACGAGCACGATGTCGAACGGGAAGTGCGTAAAGTCGTAGCGAAACTCGGTTGCCGACTCGACGAGCCACACCTCGCGAGTCGTCGGGCCGAGGTCGTCGGTTACTCGCATCGTGATAGATCCGCCGTTGGAGAACATCGCGTTCAGGCGGTTGCGGGCCGCGAGTGCCTCGCCGGTCGTCTCGCCGTAATACTGCCCGTTGACGATCGGGTTGTGCTCGCGCGCGAAGATCCGCCCGAGGCCGTAGGCGCCGTGCGCGTTCGGCCGCTTCGAGATCTTCGTGTCGACGGGCGCGAGCGCATACCACGCATCGAGGGTGGCGTTGTTGTAAACCCACGGAGTCTCCGGCGACGGAGACGCCTCGAGCGTGATCGTGTCGGTTGCCGAGATGAGTTCGACCGTAGTGCTCACTTCTTCCTCCACTTCCGAAGCTCGGCGGCGACTCGCCCGGCCGAGCCGAGCGGATCTTCCGCCTCGTTGATGACGAGATCACCCCCGACGAGCGGAGCGTCGCCCCCGCCGCCCTTCTTCTGGTCGGAGGTTAGCGGGTGGACGCTCGCGCCGGCGGGAAGGTTGAGAAGCTCGGGCCCGCGTTCGCCGACGAGCACGGTGCCCTCTCGCCAGATGTTGCCGCCCTTCGCGAGCATCGGGATCTGAGGGATGCTGAGCCCCCACGTCTGACCGCCGACGACGGGCACCCATGCGGGGATGGTGACCTTGAGCGAGTTTAGGCCGCGGATCGCCGAGTTGACGAGCGAGATAATCCCGTTAATCGGGCCTCGGATGACGTTGAGCGCCGACTGGAAGGCGGAGCCGATGAAGCTACCGATGCCGCCGAAGACGCTCTTTACGGTGTTGCCGATCTTCGATATTGCGCTCGTGATGAAGTTGACGACGGGCGAGATGACCGAGTTCCATACCCACTGGAAGGCCGCACCGACGGCCTGGAAAACGGGTTGAATAATCGCCTGGTTGAGCCATTGAAAGATGATGCCGAGCGCTTGAATGCTCGTCTGGATGTAGCTGATGATCGGCGAGATGATCGAGTTCCATATCCACTCGAAGATCGCGCCGATCGCGCTGAATATCGGCGAAAGGATCGAGTTCCACAGCCACTCGAAGATCGCGGCCCAGATGCCGATATAGAGCATGATCCCGGTGATGATCGGCGAAATGATGTTGTTGTAGAGCCATTCGAAGATCGCGCCGATCGCGTTGAAGACCGGCTCGAGCACGGTCGTCCAGAGCCAATCCCACGCGGTGCCGATCGCCTCGGTCATCCATGCCCACGCATCCTGGAAGAAGGTCGTCTGAGTCGCGACCCATACGATCGCGCCGACGAGTAGCGAGACGAGCGTAATGATAATGCCGATCGGGTTCGCATTCATCGCCGCATTGAGCGCCCACTGAGCGACGGTGAGTCCACCCGTCGCCGCGGCGCTCGCAAGCTGGTACGCCTTGAAGATCGCCGATACGCCGTTGTAGAGCGCGAGCGCGCCCTTGAGTATCCCGAAGGCCGCGGCCGCGCTGCCGATCGCGAGGGCGAGCCCGCCGAGGATGTCAGAGTTCTCGGTGATCCATGTGACGAGGGTCGAGAAGGCGGGGATGACCGTGGTATTCACGAAGCTCAGGAAGTTGTTCCACACGGGCAAGAGCGCACCGCCGAGCTTCGCCTGCTGATCCTCGAGGGAGGCGGTCGCGATCTTCGCCGCGTTCGCCGCGCCGTCGCTCGTGCGGGCGAAGTCGCCCATAGCTCGAGCGCCGTCGGTCTGCACGATCGCGAGCACCGCGGCCGCCTTCTCTTGCGCGGTGAGCTCAGAGGCGACGGTCTTCCCCGTGGCGGCGAGCGCCTCGTTTTCGACGCGGGCGGCGTTAATGTTCGGGATGACGGCTTGCAGCGAATCGTACTCACCGCGAAATGCGGCCGAGATCCGCTCGGTAACGTCGGCGGTGTCGAGGTTGGAGAAGCTGCCGAGATCCGCTGCGGCCTGGACGACAGACTTCGACATCTCGGCGGCCGCGTCGTCGGTGAAGCCGATCTGCGTAAACATGTCGCCGAAGCCCGCGGCCGCGGCGATCGCGGCTTCCTTCGACATGCCGACGGTCTTCGCTGCCGAGTTGCCCCATGTCTCGATCTGCTTCGCGTTGGAGCCGAAGATGACTTCGCTCTTGGAGAGCGTTTCGTTGAGGTCGCTCGCGCCGACGACGGCGTCCTTGAAGTAGCCGACGACCGCTTGCGTTCCGCCGATCGCGGCGTAGGCCGAGACGATGCCGCCGAAGATCGAGCGGCCGACATTCTGGCCGGCGGTCGAGAGCGGGCCGGAGCCCTTCTCGACGTCCTCGGCGACCTTCTCGGGGATGCCCTTGCCGTCGGCCTCGATGACGACGACGCCTTCGGCTACTACGGTGCCGCTCATTCTTCATTTCCTTCGGTCTCGTGCTCGACCCATCCGTCGGCAAGCTGCGCGAGTGCGACTTCTTCCGGCACTCGAGCGGGGGCGCTGCTCGTGCCCCGAGACGCGCCAGACGGCCCGCTCGCGCCCTCATTCTCCCGCCGAGACCTCTCGGCCGCGATCGCGCCCATGACGCCGTTGTAGGTCGTGAGGCGCTGCGCGAGCGAGAAGTATCGAGGGCCGTCGATCTCGAGGGGGTCGTCTACTCGGTGGAAGGCGGAGAGATCCGAGGCGATGTCGGCTTCGTGGTCGAGCACCCACATGATCTCTTCCGCCCTCTCCCTGAATAGCTCGACTAGGCTTTTGGGCCGGCGTCGAGCCCTCCCATTACGACTTTCTGGATCTTCTCGGCGATCGCCTGCAGGAGCTCTTGCGGGTCGCCGTCGTAGTTGATGAGCTCGTCGGCGAGCGCGTCGTACCCCTCTTCGCCGATCGCGGTCTCGATGAGCCACGAGCTCGCGGCGTCGCCCATGGTGCGGGCCATTTTGAGGAAGCGGAGCGCGATGCCGGGGTTCGGCTTGCGGGGCATCGTGTAAACGATGGTCTCGGGCTCGGGCTCGACCCATCCCTCGGGCTTCGGCTCGCCGTCGTCGACGAAGGGGCGAACGATCGTGAAGACCGGGATGCGGTCGTCGGTGAGCGCCCAATCGCTCGCGGCGTCGGTGTGGACGATGGTAGCGAGCGACTGGTCGCGCTTCTTGTTGATGCTCATCGGGTGATCCTTTCGGGGGTGAGGGGAGTGGCGGGGCGAGCGCCGGGTGACGCCCGCCCCGGATCGGTTACGACGTGGCGTCTTCGATCTTGAAGGGCGGGATGCTCGCGCTCACCCAATGGGCCGTCCATGTGACCGGGATGAGGGTTTGCGAGTCCTTCTTGTAGGCGGTGCCGACGGCGTCGGTCGGGAGGGTCTTGCGCACGATGACCCGGCGACGGTAGCCGCCCGGCGCGATCCCGTCCATGAGCACGGCGCCGTAGGCGGGGGCGAAGGCGGTCAGGCCGTCGTCTGCGGTGAGCACGTTCGTGACGGGCGCGGTGTTCGCGATCGCGAGCGCGAGGTTGGCGAGGGTGCCCTCGGCAAGCTGAGTCTTCACCGCGACGACGCGCTTGGTGCGCCGGCGCTGGATCTCGTAGATGATCTGGTCGACGTCGAGCACGGCGTACTCGTCGTTGATCTGGAGCTCGACGCCGTCCTTCGTGCCGCCGACATCCGTCCACCCGGAGGCGGGCGCGGTGGCGACGGAGGCGGGCTCGGTCGCGCCGAAGAGGCCGGTGTACAGAGTCGCCGGCCCCTGAATGAGGTTGGTTGCGGTGACGCTCACGTCACTCTCCCTTCTTCGCGGCGTCGGCGGTCGCCTCAGCCTTGTCGATCTTCTCGGTCTGCTTCGGGGGCAAAACGAGCCCCTGCCGCGTGAGGTCGAGAAGCTCGGCGTCGTCCACGGTCAGGACGTCGCCGGGGTTGATGGTCGTTCGGATCTTGTGCTTACCCACGGTTCCATCCTTCCTAGTTGTCGGTCTTCGGGGGGTCTGCGCGCGCCCAGTCGAGCGCGAGGTCGAACGTCACTCGGGCGTAGCCGCTCGGGTCGTCGGGTACTTCCGAGGGCTCGGTGAGCGGGTAGGCCGAGAGCACGATCGCGCCGGCGTAGTTCGCGGGCATGACGACGGGCGACGAGTAGAGGGCCGTGTCGAGCTCGGTCGCGGTGCGGATGAGTTCGGCGAGACGGTTCGCCTTGTGGATCGGCTGCTTCGTCGAGACGTTCCCCTGAGCGTCGACCGTGACCGCCCAGCAATCGACCTGCACGAGCGGGTGCCGCACGGGGATGTCGACGTCGGGAACGCCGGTCATTGGCGTCACCTGCACGAAGCCTTCGGCGGCCCACGCCTGCAGGTTGCGCGGGAGTCGTGTCGCGACCTGGCCGGACGCGATGCCGGGCACGCGCTGGCCGATCCATGCCGCCGCGACGAGCGCGTTCGTCGGATAGAAGGGGGGCGTTATGGGGCTCATCCTCGGCCCTTCGTTCGGCGGTTCCGCGACCGCTGCCGACGGGTCGAGAGGGTAACCACGCCGTGACGGGTGACGCCCTTCCCCTTGTAGTTGAGATCGCCCGCGCGGCTCTGCAGGAGCGCCGGCCGGGCAAAGGGCTGCGCGGCCTGCTTCGACGTGCCGCGCTCGACGAGGAGGCCGTACCCGACGTCGCCGCTGCCGAAGCCGACGGTCGTCACGACGGACGCGCCCTCGGTGACCGTCTCGCTCGAGATGGTGTCGTGCAGCGCCCACGTGCGCTTTGGCACGACGCGCTGCATTCGCGCGCCGACCGCCTGGCCGAGCTTCTCCATATGCGGGGCGATCTGCCGAGTGAGCTCGTCGGGTCGGAGCACCTTCGTGATGATGATCCGCACTCGCGTATCGCCTTGCATATTCGCCCCCTCTACGGGTGTCGTTGTGAGAAGCAGCCCTTTACGGGCCAGTGCGCTTCAGGCCCATCGTAACCGAGGATCGGCCCGAGAGGCCTCGCGGCGTGCGGGTGATCTCGCCGATCGAGTAGATCGTGCCGTCGCGTAGATCCTTGAGCCGGTCACCGGGCTGCGGGGTGACGCGGGCGGAGGTGCGGGCGACGAGCTTGCGCACGGTTCGCCAGACGTTCGAATCGGGGTCATACTCGCGGGCTTCCCGCTCGATGATCGAGACCGGGAAGTCGCCGAGGCCGGGCACGACCGCGGCCCCGTCGATCTCGTCGCCGAGGGCGTCGGTCGTCGTGCCGCGGATGAGCGCCCCGCGAGTCGTTGCGAGACTCATACCGGCGACCACGGGAGGCGATCGTCGAGCTCGTCGAGATCGGTGACGGGGATCTTCGGGTCGGTGCCGCCGCCCGGCCGAAGCGCGCGAATGCCGCGCCACGAGAGCCGGCGGATCGACTTGCGCGCGAGCGGCGCGAGAAGGTGCGAGTCGGGGTTGCGGAAGGATGCGCTCTCGCCGTCTTGCGACGCGCTCGTCACGTCGGCGCGAGAGAAGAGGTCGGGGTTGTCGACGACGAAGGCCGTCTGATAACACGTCGCGAGCTTAAGGAAGTAGCGGTCGCGGTCGGAGATGCCGGGTCGCTCGACTTCTTCAATGAGTCCGGTCACGGTCTCGAGCACGCCGACCGCAATCGTTCGCTGCTGCTCGGTCGCCGTGACGCCGGTCTTGCTCGTCACGTCGGCGATGGTCGCCCACTTCGTTACAGCCATGACCTCTACTCGCTTCCGGTGTGAAGAGGGGCGGCGGCCCCCCGAAAGAACCGCCGCCCCTCGCTGATAGCCGCTACTCGGCCGTCTCGTCGCCGCTCGCCTCGGGAGGCGGGGCGTAGTTGGTGGCGCCCTCGGCGTCGCCGTCAGGGGCGACTACACGCGGGCTCTGCGCGCCGTCCTCGGCGTCGTTCGCCGGGATGACGTCGACGACGTAGGTCAGCACCCACGACTCGCCGTCAGGGTGCCGCGCGGCGCTCTTGAAGCTGACCTCGCCCACGGGCCAGAGGCCGGCGTCAATCGCGTACTGGCGCGTTGCCGCCTTGTTCGGCTCGTGGTCGAAGCCGCGCCCCTCGGTGTAGGGGTTCGCGTCGTTGTGACCGCGGGGCGCGGGGCCGAGGACGAAGGCCTTCTCGTGGGTCGTGCTCGGCTTCTCCATGTCGGCGGAACGCGCCGCGACCTCGACGTCGTCGGGCACGTCGGAGTCGGAGACGTGCTCGCCCGGCTCGAGACTCTCGGTCGCGGCCGCGTGCTCGGTCGGGGTGACGAGCTCGGGCGACTCTGCACCCTGCTGCTCGGGCTCGGCCTTCGCGGTCTTCTTCTTTGGTGCCATGATCTCTCTCGCTCTCTGCGATCGGGCGGGAAGGGGCGGGCACCGGGGAGGATGCCCGCCCCGGCCTGCTACGCGGTGACGACCTCGAGCACGGCGAACGCCTTCACGTTGCCGAGCGCGAAGGCGCGGCGGGCGCGCACCTTGAGGATGGTCTCGTCGGTCAGCGCCGAGAGGCCGTCGCGGCCGTCGATCACGACCGACTCGACGCCGGAGCGCTTGCCGAGAAGGGCGTAATCGGGGTTACCGAACGCGATGAGCGGGTTGCCCGCGGTGCCCTTGACGCCCTGCCCGACGAGGGTCGCGGCCTGAGTCGCGCTCGCGGTGGCGGAGACGACGGCGCCGCCCGACCAATGGATCGGGTAGCCGAAGAGGGTATCGGGCGAGCCCTCGCGCGGCGACGGCTCGAAGATCGGTCGACCCTGCGAATCCTTGATCTTGCGGAGCACGCCCTTGAACACCGGGTGCGCGATGTACGCATTGCCCGGCGCGCCGTAGCCCGAGCCCTCGATCTTGCTCGCGAGATCCGACAAGTTGTCGTAGGTGACCGCCGCGATCGCGCTCAGGTAGTTCGCGTTCGCGGTGTAGCCGACCGCCGCGTCGGCGGTGGTCACCGCGCGATAGATCGACGTGAAGGGGATGGTCGAGCCGTTCGCGGCGGCGCTCGTGCCGATCGTCGCGTTGTCGAGAAGCACGCCGAAGTTGGAAGCCCACGAAAGCTTCTTCGCCTCGATGATGTTCGCGATCTGGTCGTCGATGTCCTCTTCCGCGATGCGGAGCGCGGTGCCGAACTTGATCGCGGTCAGGAGCACCTCGTCGTTGGCCGCGGTGTCTTCGCCGTAGGCGGAGCCCTTCGCGACGACGGCGACCGACATGTCGGCCATGCGAGGCTCGGTCTTGGTCGCGCCGCTCATGGGCACCGACCGGAAGATCGACTCGGCGACCGAGTTGTACTCGATCCGCTTGATGACGTCGGAGCCCTGCTCGTCGCGAAGCCACGCCTCCATCGTATTACGCGCCATGATTGGCATCCTCTCGTGATGAGATTGACCGCGACGTCGAATGACGTCGGGGCTCATCGCGAGCGCGCGCCACGGGGGCGTTGCCCATAGCGTAGCACGACAAAGCGCCCCGTCGAATCGAGACGGGGCGCTCAGTGTGTCGAGGGGGCGCGGGCTAGCCTCGGCCGAGAAGCTGCTCGGCCGCGCGCTCGCTGGCCGTCTTCGCCTTCGTGCGGCGCTTCTCGCCGCCGCGGTCACCTTCGCCGGCGACCGACTCGCGGC